AGATACACTATCTGAGTTTAAGCAAGCACTAAGTGTTGAAATGTACATTAAAAATGTTGAGGGGTTCGGTGGGGAAGGTGATTTTCTTTCAAAATTTAATATTGAAATACGCGACCGTGTGACGTTTACTGTGGCAAGAAGGTCTTGGAATGATGAAGTAGGCGCCCAGCAGTTACAAGACAGACCCAACGAAGGTGATCTGATATATTTTCCTTTGAATAAGAAAATATTTGAAATCAAATTTGTTGAACATGAAGCAATTTTCTATCAACTTGGTGCATTGCAGACCTATGATATTGTCTGCGAACTGTTTCAGTATTCTAACGAAAGATTTAATACCGGCATTGAAGATATTGATTCACTATACCAAACAAAATCCGGCAACATGTCACTAAATGGCCTGAAGACAGAAGATGACAATCCTTTCTATCTTACAGATGAAAAAGGCTATAAAATCATTCTTCAAAATTACGACATTGACAATAACAATCCATCAGCCGAAAACGATGAGATAGAAGCGGAAGCTGATTCCTTTATAGACTTTACAGAGATTGATCCATTCAGTGAGGGTAATGTCTAATGTTCGGTCAAACGTTCTACCACAAGACCCTTCGCAAGAATGTTATCCTTTTTGGTACATTGTTTAACGATGTTTACTTAAACAGGCAAGACAGTGAAGGCAATCAATACGATACAGTCAAGGTTCCTATTTCATACGGCCCAAAAGAAAAGACACTTGCCCGTGTTAACCAAGATCCAAATTTAGACAAACCATTCCAGATAGTGCTGCCCAGAATGGCTTTTGAATTAACCGGTATGCAATACGACAATCAAAGAAAATTGCCTACTATTGGAAAAAGTCACGTTAAGCAGGATTTAGAAGCCAGTAGAACAGACAGATTAAAATATCTTTACAATCCAGTACCATACAATTTAAATTTCTCTCTTTACATCATGGTGAGAAATGCTGAAGATGGTACAAGAATAGTTGAGCAAATACTTCCATATTTTGCGCCAGAATGGACCATGACCGTTAACTTGATTAGCGAAATGGAAACCGTTCTTGACATTCCAACCATCATACAAACAGTCACAGTATCAGACAACTACGAAGGTGGAGTAGAAGAAAGAAGAACAATTATCTGGCAATTAGATTTCATTATGAAGACGTACCTGTTTGGTCCAGTGAAGAGACAGGGCGTGATTAAGACTGCCGACATCAACTTCTTCGACGATACAGTTGCAATTGATCCTTTGTCATCAATAAATATTGAACCGGGCTTGCAATCAAATGGTGCACCCACCTCCAATGCATCCCAGTCACTGCCAGTAGACAGCATCCTGGCAGATGACAACTATGGTTACATTATTACGAAAACGGATCTATAACATGGCTGATAAAATTGCTGACTCTTTAGACATGGTGCCCCTGGAAAAAAATTTTGAAGACAATACAAGTCTTATTAGAGTAGATACAAACGACCAGTCACAAATTAAAAACGATTTTGAATATGCACGCGGCAACATGATTGCCACGATTGAAAAGAGTAGAGAAGCATTGGACGGCATGCTCGAAGTAGCGCAAATGTCCCAGCACCCTAGAAGCTATGAAGTGGTGTCCGATCTAATTAAAACAATGTCTGAAATTAATAAAGACCTTTTAGAATTAAGCAAGAAAAAGAAAGAGCTTGAACTAGAAGACGACAAAGGTCCAAAAACCATCAATAACAACCTCTTTGTAGGTTCCACATCCGAATTACAAAAATTGATAAAACAACAGAATGAGCAAAAATGAATATTATCACGGCAATAAAAATCTAAAACGTAGTTACATACAACATTCCTGGACACAGCACCAGATTCAGGAGTTTGTAAAGTGCGCCAGAGACCCGGTGTACTTTGTAGAGAATTACGTTAAGATTGTTCACGTTGATAAGGGTGTGGTTCCGTTCATACCTTATTCGTTCCAAAGAGACATTGTTGATCTAGCGTTCAAAGAGCGTTTTGTGCTATGCAAGATGCCTCGCCAGGTGGGGAAAACAACTGTGGTGGTGGCGATCATTTTGCACCACGTATTGTTCAATGAAAACTATTCTTGTGCTCTCCTGGCGCACAAAGAAGAACAAGCCATTGAGATTCTTTCTCGCATTCAACTGGCTTACGAAAATCTTCCTACCTGGATGCAACAGGGAGTGGTGGAATGGAGTAAAACATCCGTTGAATTAGAGAACGGATCTAAAATTAAAGCCTCGTCTACTGCGTCTGCTTCCATTCGTGGTACTTCTCAGAACCTGGTGTACTTGGACGAGTTTGCGTTCGTTCCTAACAACATTCAAGAGTCATTCTTTTCCTCGGTTTACCCTACCATTTCTTCTGGTACCACAACCAAGGTAATTATTTCATCTACGCCAAACGGTCTGAATCTTTTTTACAAACTTTGGACTGATAGTGAAAATAATCGCAATGCCTACAAGCGCATTGATGTGCACTGGTCTGAAGTCCCTGGTAGAGACGAGAAGTGGAAAGAAGAGACAATCCGTAATACTTCTGAAGAGCAGTTCAGACAGGAGTTTGAGTGTGAATTCCTTGGTTCGTCATCCACGCTGATTGCCGGCTACAAATTAAAGCGCCTGGTGTACAGCGATCCTATCAAATCGGACGAACACTTGAAGATCTTTGATGAGCCCGACGCTACACGTATCTACACAATGGTGGTAGACACGGCCAGAGGTAAGGAAGGTGACTACTCAGCGTTTAAGATATTTGATACGACCGAGTTTCCGTATAAGGACGTTGTTTCGTACAGAAACAAGGAAATTGATCCGGTGGTGTACCCATCCGTAATTTTCAGAGTGGCAAAACAGTACAATAACTGCTTTATTTTGGTTGAAACAAACGACGTAGGCCAGCAAGTAGCAGACATTCTTCTTCACGATTTTGAATACGACAATCTCCTTTACACATCATCCAGAAACTTTGAGGGAACTCGCATCTCAGGTGGCTTTAATGGAGTATCACATGCAGGTGTGAGAACAACCAAGCAGGTTAAGAAGATTGGCTGCTCAAATTTCAAATCTTTGGTCGAAAACGACAAACTGATCATCCGTGATTATGATACAATTCAGGAGATGTACAGATTCATACATAAAGGCAATTCATTTGAAGCGGAAGAAGGGAATGACGACTTAGTGATGTGCTGTGTGCTGTTTTCCTGGCTTTCAGATCAGCATTATTTCAAAGAATTATCTGATTCGAGCTTCAGAAATCGCCTTCAACAAGATAATGAGAAACAAATTGAAGACTCGTTAATGCCGTTTGGCATTGTCAATGATATGAATGAGATGAAAGAGCCGGAGCAAGAGGAGATACAAGTGGTAGAACTGGATAACATATCGTTTAACAAGTGGATGACCACCTAATTCTTGAAAATATAAATATAGAGACAAGTATTTTGTACATAATTTTTAAGGGAGAGTGACATGCCATTCCAAGTAAGTCCAGGCGTAAACGTATCTGAAGTTGACCTGACTACGGTTGTCCCTGCAGTATCTACCACAGAAGGTGCTATTGCTGGTGTATTCCGTTGGGGTCCGGTTAACACAAGAGTACTGATCGATTCAGAATCCACTCTTGTCCAAAGATTCGGTAAACCTACCAATCATAACGCAGAAACATTTTTCACAGCAGCAAACTTCTTATCATACGGCAACAAGCTGTATGTTGTTAGAACAGCCAACACAACAGATGTAACAGGTGTTTCAGGTGTGTTGCAAGCTTACGCTAACGTGGGTGCTGTTTCATCAAATACTAACCTGATTGTTAAATCTGACAACTCAATCAACGAAACAACAGTTGAGAGCAATCTTTCTTCAGAAACAAACGTAAGATTTGTTGCAAGATATCCAGGTGCAATTGGTAACTCATTAAAAGTGTCTGTTTGTGACACACCCAATGCATATTTTTCAAACATTTCTCTTACTGCAGATAATGCTAACCTAAGTTCGAACGGTCAGGTTACATCAGTAGTTGCTCAGTCATCTGCAAATCAATTTACAGTTCAAATCGGACCAAGCGGTTCAGGTGTTATTTCTGAAGCTGTAGATAGAATTTCTGCAATCAGATCGCAACTTGCAGTCGGCGACTTAATTGAGCTTGGCAACTCAACAATTGGTACACAGTTAGTCAAAGTTACATCCATCGGCTCTGTATCCAATACCGCATCACTGGCCACATTTACAGTTAATACAGCGCAAAAATACACATTGCTTAACTTTGGCAATAACGTTACCAACGATGTTACGTTAGATTCAAGCGGCTACCTAAAGAGATACTGGGAGTTTGCAACGGTTGTTGATAGTGCTCCAGGCACTTCTTCATATCAGGCAAGCTTTGGTGGTAACACTTCTGCTGTAGATGAAGTACACGTTGTAGTTGTGGACGAAGACGGTATCGTTTCTGGTGTACCAGGCACAGTATTAGAAGTATACCAGGGGCTGTCAAGAGCATCTGATGCAAAATCAACCGACGGCGCTACACGTTACATTAAGGACGTTATTAACCAGAGCTCAGGCTACGTCTATTACAACGTTGACCGTATAAACGGCTACACCAACACCGCTATTAATATTACATCATCACTGTCAAATACAAGCCCGCTGACTCTTTCTTTCCAAGGTGGTTCAGATGGTGCAACTGAGACAACAGTTTCATTTAACATTGTCGCAGCTGGCTACGATGTGTTTAAATCAGCAGAAGATGTAGATATTTCTCTAGTGCTTCAAGGTAAAGCAATTGGTTCTAACGATGGCGCCCAGCTTGGTGCGTACATTGTTAATAACATCGTTGAATCAAGAAAAGATTGCATGGCATTCTTATCCCCATCGAAGAACTCTGTCGTGTTAAAGACAGACGGTTCAGAGGTTGACAATACAATTGCATTTAGAAACAACCTGCCATCAACCTCATACGCGGTTCTTGATTCTGGTTACAAATACCAGTATGACAAGTACAATGATGTTTACAGATACATTCCTCTGAACGGTGATATTGCTGGTCTATGCGTTAGAACAGATGATACAAGGGACCCATGGTTCTCTCCAGCCGGCTTTAACAGAGGCGCGATTAAGAACGTTGTTAAACTTGCCTACAATCCAAATAGAGCCCAGCGTGACCAGCTTTATAAGAACGGTATTAACCCAGTAGTGACATTCACTGGCCAAGGTACAGTTCTGTACGGCGACAAAACGCTTCTGTCCAAACCATCAGCGTTTGATAGAATCAATGTTCGTAGACTGTTTAACATCCTTGAGAAAGCAATCTCTACTGCTGCTAAGTTCACCCTGTTCGAATTCAACGACGAGTTTACTCGTGCACAATTCAAGAACCTGGTCGAGCCATTCTTACGTGATGTACAAGGCCG